TAAATACAAATATTTAGCACAGTTAACCCCTATTGACGACTCCGGAGTTGATGCAACTGATACCTTAGATTATAGTTCTGATGATGCTTACATTTTAATGAAGCATTCCCCAGATTTTGATGGTTTTATTGCAGATACAGTAGGTGATCTTCAAAATTTTACTACGAACAGTTAGAAGCTCTAACTGAACAGATAGGATCCTACCTACGTCATGAAGACATAGGTATGACTCGCGATCGTGTACTCGAAATGCATAATCAGATGGGTACAGAACCTGACGAGGATGAACTACCTCCAGATATGGATATGTTCGCTCAAGAGGTACAGGAAGCCTTTACTATATATGGGCTACTACAAGATCGAGTAGAAGGTATGGGAACTTACTTGGGTAAGGACTATAGCTATGTACGTGATATGTTAGACGTATATGGATATGAAGATCCAAAACTTATATTGTTTTTAGTACGATACATAGATAATATCCGAGTGGATATCTATAATAAAAAACAACTTGCTAAATCAAAGTCTAAGAAATAAATAGGATAATAGTCGATGGCCAGTAAGAGTAAAAACATACAAATTATTGTAACTAGTAAGGGATTAAAAGAGGTAAAAAGAGACCTCGTATCTATCCGAAAACTTACTGGCCCGGGTAAAAATAATAATATTAAGATTAACCTCAGTGTTAATCAAAAATTCTTTCAAACGTCATTACAAAAGGCGTTTAAGAATATCGCCACTAAGAAACTTAATCTTAGTATAAATCAAGCATTCTTCAATAAATCTTTAGCAAATGCAATTGCTCAGGCAGAACGCCGTGGCATTAGATTAACCGCAAATGTTATTGGAACAGGAAGAGCAAGACCAGAACAAAAAAGAGCCGAGCGTATATCTGGAGGAGCAGCTACGTCTAATATAGTTGGTGGTGTTGCTTACCAAAGATCATCTATGATAGCTACTCAGGCTGCTACTAAGGCTCAAATAGCGGGTAACCAACTTGTTGCGAAGAACGTTCATTCAAATAAAATAGTTGCTAAGCAAGCTGAACAGGGTCGTCAAGCGACACTTAAACAGGCGTCACATTCAAAGTTTGCTAATAAACAGTTACAGAATCTAAATAGAGCTATATCTTTATTAAATAAAACTATGGAACGAGTAATTCGTTCTATGTTACAGATAGAGTTAGTAATAAAATCTAATAGTGGTGTAAAAACTGGAAACACAGAACGGCAGATAAATAGAATTAAAAGCCAAGCTAAGGTTACTCGACGAAATTTAGCATCAGCTACAGCTTTAGAGCCTTATGACCCTAGTAGTACTAATAGAAGATATGCAGGTGGCGCACCAAAACATCCATCTGTATATAGACAGGATCAAGAAGCCTATAGAATCAGAAAACAGTTAGATGCAGGGCAAGCATCTGGACAAAGATTTACTACACTGACAGGCGGAAGACAAGTCGATACCAGAGAGGCTATTAGAGCAACTCACGAAGCAAGAAGGCTAAAGTTTGATACTGGTCAACTCGATAAAAAAGGTCAAAAGATATATCGTAACGCTGATACCTCTGAGGTTAACGCAGAACAAGTTAGAGTGGTTAAAAAGTTAGTTGCTTCTCAGAGAACTTTACAACATCATGTAGATAAACAGAGCAAAGAATATATCGCTAGTAAACCCCCTATATACACTTCAGAAGTTATGGGGGGTAGAACATCGGGAGCGAGAGGAAGCCGTCCAGGCGGGTCTGGCGGGTCTGGCGGGTCTGGTGGCGGAGGTGGTGGTCGTGGTCGTAGTATAACTGGTGCTGATCCATATAAAAGAAATAGAGGTATCATAGGTACTAAAGGCGGGGGCGGAGACTTTTCGCATATGGCATCTGGAATGGGTGGCTTTGTTGGTATGTATGCTGAAGTTGCAGCTAAGACTTTCGCCTTAGGAGCCGCATTTAGAGCTCTAAAAGAAGCTGCTGATTTTGGTGTGCTTATTGATGGTATGAAAGCCTATGAGGCAGCATCTGGAGCATCTTTATTATCTGTAGCCAAAAGAGTACAAGAAATTACTCAACACACTATAGGACTTAAGCAGGCATCACAAGGTGTAACTATGTCTATAGCTGCTGGGTTTGACTCAACTCAAATTGAAGCTATGGCAACAGCAGCCAAGAATGCAGGACTAGCCCTAGGGCGAGACTTGGGTGATGCTTTCGACAGAATTACCAAAGGTGTAACAAAAGCAGAGCCAGAATTATTAGACGAATTAGGAATTATATTACGTCTTGAAACTGCCTCTAAAAAATATGCTAAAACAATAAGAAATTTAGACGGTAGTATAGGTAAAAATGTTAAAGAACTAACTACTTATGAGAAGCAACAAGCTGTATTAAACGAAGTTATAACTCAAGCTGAAAATAAGTTTGGCTTATTAGGCAAGCAGATGGAAGGTAAAGCTAACTCTTTATCAGCAATATCAGCTGCTTTAACAGATACAGCTCTTAAAGCGGGTAATTTCGCGCTAGACTTTGATATAATATTTGGAATAGCTAGTATTAAAGATGTAGTAAAATTCTTTTCTGAGAATGCTACAGCAGTAATCGCAGCTTTTTCTGGGTTAGCTATATTTTTACTAAAGAATATGATACCCCAGGTAGGAAAATTTACTAATAAGTATTCTGATGCTGCAAGTAGGTTTGCAGCAGATTCTCATGCTATGGCAGTATCAGCTAAAAATAGTGGAACTACATTCCAAAGCTTTGCTAAACAAATGAATACCATGGGAACAGGTGCTGCATTCTACTCTACTATAGAGGATATGGGTGTTAATGTAACAAACGCAGAAGGTCTCATAGTAAATAAGTTTGATAATATTACTAATGCGTACAGAAATCTATTAAGTGAAGGGGGCGTGAATAATGCCCAAGCGATGCGCCACCTAACGGATGTAGCTGGCGGAGATGTTGCAAATATGTTGGTAGATTCTGCAGATAAGGTCAACATGTCTAAACTTGACCTAGCTAATGATCCATTTGCGGGTACTAGGGATGTGCAGAAGGCAATGAGTTCTTCCCTAATGAGTAATGTCGATGGATTAATAGGGGATATGGAAACTACCGGCAGAAGAGTCGGCACCCTTATTGATGAAGGCATGGGCATTGAGATGGATGTAACCAGACGAGGACTAAAAGATCTAAGGATGCAAATGCTTAGAACGGTAGATCCGAAAGCATATGCTAAGCAGTTAGCAGAGATGGAAAGTGCTGTAACTGGATCATCATCAAGCTGGGCCAGAAATATGGAAGGCAAAGTTAGATCCCGTATGGCTTTTAATGCCAAAAAAGCGGGTTTACGAGCAGCAGGTAAATTTGAAGTTCAACAAGCATTTCAACATGAAGGAACTTCTGCAGGGTGGCAAGAAGCAAGTTACCAAGCTAAAAGGTATGGCAAAGAGATGGATAAGCTATATAAGGCTGAAGGCAAAAAAATGAACTTGTATCATAAAGCCCTAAAGTCTATGGGCAAAGCGAATATTAGGTTCGGCTCACAAATTGCTTCTCTTGGTCGTGGTATAATGTCAGGGGGTATGAAAGCTATGCAAGCTGTAGCTATATACACCATGCTTGAAGCAGCTGTAAAAGGTATATCTAAAGCATTCGGTTTCACTACTGACGTTATTAGTAAGGCTATTTCAGGTGCTAATGCTTTTGGGGAAGAATTAGACGCTCAACAAGAAAAATGGATAGGGTACTCTAATCAGTTAAATCTATTCACTAATAGTTTAGAGGGAATAGGTAAAGCAGCTGGTCAAGAAGCTAGTAGTTTAGAGAGTTTTTCTAACTCATTAACTACTATGTCTGTTAAGTGGGGTCAGGCAATTGATAAAATGACAGCCGGTGATAAAGTAGGCGAAGTCTTCTCAGAGATGGTATTCTGGTCAGATAGTATGTCAGAGTCAATGGATGAGCAAACTAAAAAGTTTATTGATACGGTAAAAACTTCTGGGCACTTAAAAGCAATTGCGTCAGCATTGAGTATAGATATAGATAGTATAACACTTTTTGATTCTAAAGGTAGACTAACTAAGGATCTGGCCAGATTTCAAGAAGAGACAAAAAAGGTCTCTGCAAGCTCTAGAAATTTAGAATCGAACATTAAAGACTTAGCTCTAGCATTTCAAGGCTTAGGAGACGCTCAGTCTGAGTTTGCAAAAGGATTGCTAACATCTACTAAGTTTGATACTTTAGTAGATCAGTCAAAAGGGTTGAAAAAAACTTTTGAGGATACATTCTATAATGAACAATCAATAATGGCCTTTGAAGGCACATTAGATAGAGCCGTAGAAGCAGTAAAAGAATTTAAAGATACTTTAGGAAATCTTAGTTTTGAGATTGATCTAGTAAAAGTTTCTCCTAGTACTGGTAAGGATATTATAGGGTTATTAGGAAAAGATTTAGAACGAGTTACAGAGTTACAGAAACAGTTGCCGTCGTTTTCGGAAGGTATATTTGCCCCTAATGAATCTTTTGTTAAGACTAAAGCAATAAATCAGGAAATTCATGAAGTACTGTCAAAAGCTAATGTACAGAGGCAACAAGAGGGAGTAGCTAGCCAGCTAAAAGATTCATTATTACCTCAACTTAAGAGAACTGCCTTTAAACATATACCTGAGGAAGAATGGAATAAGGTATCTAAAGCTATCCTTGCAAGTATTCATACTAAAATTGCCGATGCTGCAGCTGCTCAAAGAGCAGAGCAGTTTGCCAATATGCAGTCTGGCAATACTATGAGTGGGATCGCCAGTCTTGAGTCGTTATCAAGTGATGCTTTAGAACTATTAGTAAAAGATGCTGTAGGTAAACAAATTACTCCTGATATGATTAAGCAGGGTATGTGGAAAAGTGCTATAGCAAGCCAAATTGAGGGTCTGAGCATAGAGCTACAATCAGCGCTGGAGACACTATTACTAGAATCTGGTAGATTTCTTAAAGATGAAAAAGAAGGGTTCCTATCAAGAATACATGAAACTGTAGATAGTAAACTATCATTTACGGAAGCAAAGGATACAATTAGAGAGGCTATTGTACTTTATGATGACTTTGTAAAAAATGCCCAAAGACAATTTAGATACTTACAGGGTGAAATAGATCTCATGGCTTCTGCTATGACAAGGTTAAAGGGTACTGGAACATCTACAGATTTAATCAAATCTTTAAATATAGAAAGTAAAATACTAGATAGTAAGCAAGCTCAGTTCCGTCTAACAATTAAAACTCTAAGATTGAGTAAACGTACAAAAGAAAATCAAGAAGCTATTGCTCAAGAACAAAAGAAAATCGCAGACTTAGAGCTTAATAGGTTATCTGAAGCTCAAATAATACATCAAGGTATTACTACAGAAATTAAGTATCAGTATAGCATATACGAAAAGAATCTTGGGCTGATTACTGATATGGTAACGGCGCTAGAGTCTATAGGTAGCATAAATAAGTCTCAAGTAGCACATCTAAACTTTGTGTCTACTAAACAAACATCCATTAATTCTGCAATTAAGGACTGGTTAGATATACATACTAAGTATCAGAAAGATTTGAAATCTCCTGAAGCTGATAAAGTAAAGTTACTTGAAGCTTACACATCTGCTAATAAGATAGTAGGGGAGCGACTTACTAATATTGTTANAGAGGGATTCTTCTTACTTAGATCATAAATTAGACCTATACAATAAAATGGTAGATAGAGCTAGTGCTCAATTAGATATACAAAAAGAACTATCAGGTGTGCATGATGCCAATGCTAGTACTACCGAATCTCTAGCAATTATTAGTGCTAGGGAATCAGACCTTGCAAAAGAAAGACTTGATTCTATGAGGGCAACTACTGAGCTAACTGAGAGGCATACACTTGCTCTACAGAATGCTGTGGGTAGTACTACAGACTTAACTAAATGGTATAAATTAGAGAAAGCTCATATGGCTTTCATGCTAACTACTAGAGAGGAACTTATAAGTCTACAGGCATTAGCAGCACTAAATACCCTTAAAGAATCTTCTTCTCTTGAGAGTATAAATAGGCACTTAGTTGCTCAAGAAGAACTAAATAATGCTAAACTTACTAGTAGTCTTCATGTTAATAATATTAAAGCTAGAGAAAATAGATTATCTAATATTAAGAAGAAGTTTGATATTAAGGCTTTACAGCATGAACATAATGTACTAAAAATTAGAGATAAACTAGAAAATCTAGAATTAACATCTTGGGAAAGACAGAATCTAATTAGAGATATTGATTCTGAAATCCTAGAGATGGAGAAAGAAAAGGTAGAAGTTTTAGAGGAATACGTAGAGGGGCTAAAAGCTGCTCACGAAGCAAAAAAGAGAATAGGCGAAGCATCTTTAGATGATGAGCTATACTATAGAATTAAAGAAATGCAAGAGGCTATGCCTAGTGCTATCGATTCAGCTGCCAATGTAATGATAGGGTCTATTAATACTGCTGTAGATATGATGGCAGAAAATATTAAGGAAGGCGAAGGAGCCTTCGGTGCGGGCGGATTTGAAAATTTTGCGGCTAAGCAATGGCGAGCTGCTGGAGATACACTTATAGACTCTGCAGCTGAGAAAATGAAAGTGGCTTCAGCCAAGTTAATGTTAGGCTCTACTTACATTACTCCAGAAGAAAAAGCAGTACAAGCACTAAAGAAACAAGACATTGGAAATAACTATTTATTAGATATTTCTGCGACTCTAAAAGCTATCAGAGATAGAAGGGTTGACATATCTAATCAGACAGGCACTACTATTAATGGTGTAGAGGATTTTTACGCAAAAAATAAGAATAAGAAAGTATTTGACCAATTCGTGCCAACAACTAAGTCTGAATTTTTAACAAATGCTATATTAGCGGCCGAAACTACAGGCGATAGAATTGCTGATACTTTAGAAAAGCTAGTTGATATTACCAAGCTGGTTAGGTGTTGCAGACAACCTTATGTCAAATGAGGATCGCGCCTTAGCAGTAGCTCTAGATGTACAAGCAGAATCAATTTTTAAAGCACAAGATAATTTCAATGCTCAGTGGGATGCGATGGAGCACCGTCTAAATACTACTCCAAGCTGGTTAGGTGAGCCAACAAACAATCTTATGTCAAATGAGGCGCGTGCTGCAGCAGTAGCAGCTGATAAAGCAGCGAAAGTATCAGCAGCTAGAGCAGCGGAAGAAGAATATTTAGATCTTGCGATGTTCCAAGCTGAATTCGACCAAGAACAGATGGAGGCTCAGGCTAATATAGAGCGATTCATAGAGTCTCTAGGTTACTCAATGGATAGAGTTATAAGCTTGGGTAATAAAGGGAAAACAGCTACAGAAGTAATAACTAATTATACAGATAAGTTAAGCAACCTAAGTGCTGAAGACACTAAATTTAGGGAACATGAACGGTACAATAATAACCTTGCAGAACTTAAACAATTCTTACATGGTGCTGTAAACGAAGAAATGGGTAGTGGCTTTATGGGCTTCAATCCTATGAAGACTGTGGCCCATAGTATGTTGACTAGTGAAATGGGTCAATACAATGACCCTAATATAGTAAATTCGGGTATGCTTGCTAATACTAGAGCAATGATGGCGGATAAGATGTCTGGACAGGTATCCCCAGATAAGATAGCATATATTTTAGATAGGTTCGATAGATTCGCAGCACAATTCGATAATTACAAAGCAGCTGTAGATAATTATACAGAGAAGTTACTGGCACCAACAGTCGTTATACCATCTATACCCTTAGAAAAGCCCAAGTATAACGCTCTGCCTAGTGCATCTGATCTTAACCATAATCCTACTTGGCAAGACAGAGATGATAACAATAGAGGCGCAGAATTTTATGCACATGGTGGGCATGTGTCAGGATTAGGCGGCCCTACAGATGATTCAGTAGCCGCATGGCTATCTAATGGAGAGTTTGTTGTTAATGCAGACGCCGCTCAAAGAAATAGAGCTTTCTTAAATATTATTAATGAAGGTGGTAAGATACCTGGATTCTATGAAGGAACCAGACCAGATAGTTATTTAGGTGGAGGTATTTTTGATGCTGTAGACCCTCAAGTAACTAGAGTATTGAGAGAAGTAGCCGGGCATGTGCTTACTATAAGTACCTTATTAAAAGACCAGGTAGGCTACTCTGTTCGCGCAATTGATGATTTATCTAGAGAATTAGTATTCGATTTAGTATCTGTTATAGAATTCGAATTAGGAATCCCTATGGGAGAATTCATGAGTTTCATCTCTACAGAGATGTCTCCTACATTAGATAAATTAAATATTACACTAGACACTATTAATACTGAGTTTACTAGTGCGTCTAAGACTTATGACACAATCACTACTCCAAGTGAGTGGTTCTCTCCAAGTGAGTGGTTCTCTCCTAAAGCAGGCGACCTACCTCATAATAAATTTGCAGCAGGTGGTCGTATTTCAGGCCCAGGGGGCCCTAAAGAGGATAAGATCCCTGCCTGGTTATCTAATGGAGAGTATGTTATTAATGCAGCCTCTACTAAAAAGTATGGACCATTAGTAAAATCCATCAATGACGATACTCTGAATCTAGCTGCTGGTGGAAGATCAGATAAGAGTAAATATGCTAAATTTGCAGAGGGAGGCATTGCTAAATTTGCAGATGGTGGTTCATTTGATTGGATGAAATCTCTTCAAAAAACAAACGTAAATGATGCTGTTCAAAGACTAGCAGATAAAATGAATATAAATAATGTCATAAAGAATGATGACGTTATGCGAAATACTAGTGGAAAGATGCACAAAGCTGGTCCAAACTTTAAAACTTTTAAAGGGGCAAGTTGGTGGGTAAACAAAGAAGGACAAAGAGTTCGTAATGTAGGGAAGCCATACGGTAATTGGCAAGAGGGTATGAAGTGGAAAGGTGGAAGTGCAGGAGCTCATAGATTTGGGCCTTTCAGTACAGGCAACCCTTACGCGGGTACTCCTCCAAACCTTAATATGCATGAAGTCGGTACTGCCACTAATAGAAATAAGCCAGTATCAATACTAAATCAATATGACAAAAAACCTGATGGGACCGCTAAATATGCCAAAGGGTTTAAAAGTGTATCTGACGAAAAGAAAGCAGCACTAATAATATACGATAAGCTAATGGCAGGAAAGGACCCATATAGAGGTAAGTCCCTTATGGTTCCAAACCCTGTATCACATCAAGGTATTGTAGCAAAAAGTGCCAAAGGAGTACAGTTTGCCAAAGGTTTAGCGCAGGAAAGGAGAATTTGGACTAAAGGATTTGCTAAAAAAGCAGCTGGATCTTTAGTTGGTTTACCTCTTGCGGGAGGACTTGGCATAGCTGAGCTTATAAACATACTAGTAGGTAACCCATTCGTGGATGAGCCTAGAAGTGTTATGCAAGGATTTGCAGGTGGCGGACTAATATCTGACTTCTTCCTTGGTAAACAAGCGAATGCTATTAATATAACACCTGGTTGGGGACCATTCGGTGAACGATTAATGCCAGGTGGCGTTGGACGTGGTATAATGCCGAGTGGTGGGGGTGGAAGGTCTTCAGGTATTCCCCCATTACCAAACGGTAGAATTACTATCGCCCATAGAGGGAATATGACTAGGGAAGAGTACAAAACCCTCAGACAACAAGTAGACTCTAGGAACGGCGTATTTGTACCAGGACTTCAACCATGGGATATGGCTCAGAGACGGTCGGCTGCTAGATTGGATATGTGGAAATCGATACACAGCCATGGATCATTTGCCAATGGAGGTCCAGTAGGTAACGCGGAAAGATTCGTTAGAGGCATGGATTGGAATATTATGGGGTGGGAGGACGATGTCGTACCTAAAGATCCAATGGGGTTACATAAATATGGTTTCTCTTCTAAATCTAGAGGTAAGAATGATCTTAATGATAGACTTAAGCTATCTTTCGAAGGGCTAGATCCAGATGCTATGGCTAATAAAGCTCCTTTCTTCTTTCTAGGAAATCCAGGACAAGACCCTATATTCGCACTAAGAGGGCGACTGGCAGGGGGTAATATCCGTGGAGTTGCAGAACAGGGTTGGGATGAAGATGGTAACTGGGCTAAGATAGCTACATATTTTTCAAGTATAGAAGGTGATATGGTGCGTACTATGGCGCATGAAACTGGTCATTTTCTCCCTTCGGCCCAACTTGGCTGGAAAGAGGTATTTGGGGATAAAATAGATATATCTTGGTTCAAGCATTTAGCAACAGATAAAAATGATAAAGGTGGAACTAAAGAAGATAGAAAAATGAACCATGCGTTTACTTACCGTGAAGACCAGATAGGTAGGGAACTTATTGCACGTACTAGAGAAAGAATGGCAGTATCCCCTATGGGAACAAGCATTAAAGATCTGGTTCCTGAGTGGTTAAAAGAATACTATACTCAAGAAATGTGGGAGGCTCTAACTGATGCTTCCATTCCTAAGAAGGCAGACTATGATATGGAAAGAATGTTTGAAACTCTTTCTGGTAAAGGTCGTAATGGAGATACAGAATTAGCTCATGTTAATCCTTTTGAGTCTAGTGTACTAAGAGGTTTGGGAGGATCTGGAAGTGTCAATCCTACCACAGGTCTGAGAGAATATGCTCAGCACAAACTTGCAACCGTTAAAACAAAGAGTGTAGTACAAGAAGATCTTTTGACAAAGATTAGTAAGATGACTGAAGAACAAGCTGAGACCCTTAAAAAGCAACTTGAGTACTTTGAAAATTCATTTAACTTCCAGAAAGGTGAATTAAATGAAGAGCAGAAGAACTGGAAGTTATTCAATGACTCTGACGCTGTTAAATCATTTGAGGGCTCAACAGGTATAAGTGCTCAAGCTTTAGTACAAAGCTTTGGTGCTTCTTTTGAGATGGAACTAGGAAGTTTATTTAAAACGGGTAAGTTTGACGTTAAGAGTATGCTTTCAACGTTTGCAACTAGTGTCAGTGTAGCCTTTATGAACTCAGCAACAGCAATGGCAGTAGACTATATAGATAGTTTAGGAAGGGATTTATTCTCTTCTTTAGCCGGAGACGGAAAATCTGAATCTAGTAAGGTTGTAGATGATTTTGGCACTAGTGTAAAGAAGTCTGTATCTGATACATTTGATAAAGAAACTACTGGTACCGGAGGAATATGGCAGAGTATATCCAATTTTGGTACTAAGTTATTTGACGGTATAGGAAGTATATTTAATGGTGAGGGAGGAGACGGCGGACTTATGGGTATGCTAAAAACTGGTGGAAGCTGGCTTATGGATCTGTTTAGTGGTAGCGGTGACTGGTTATCAAGTTTATTCAGTGGTTTCACCACCACAGCTTTAGCTAAAGGTGGGTACGCAGAATTTGCAGCAGGCGGAGCAGCTAAGCAAGGATACGCAAGATTCTCTAATGGCGGTGCGATACACGGTGCAGGTGGTCCAACAGCAGATGCAATTCCTGCTTGGCTATCTAATGGTGAATATGTTATTAATGCATCTTCTACAGCACGATACAGACCTATAATAGAAGCCATCAATGCTGATGAGTTAGCTAAAGGTGGATTCGCTAGATTTGCTAGAGGCGGGTTCCCAGAGTATACTAAGTATGCTGCAGGTGGAATTAGTGATACTATGACTCCTGGACCAGATATGGCAGCTATTAAGCCTATCCCTCAAGGGTCAATGGGTAAAACTGAAGTTAGCAATAATGTCAGTGTAAATGTTAATGTAACGAATGGTGGTGCTTCTATAGATGTTGATTCTGACTCAGGTAATGAGTTAACTCAAGAACAGTCTAAAGCGCTTGGTTTAATGATTGGACAGAAGATCCAGGAACAGCTAATTGATGAGCAAAGACCTGGTGGAATTTTAAGTGAGTATTAATTATGGCATATGATTTTAATACAGTAGTAGGTATTAATCCTGCTAAAGGATTTAAAGAACAGGTTAAGTCTAATACCTTAAAAGCTAGATATGGTGATGGGTATATGCAAAGGTCTGTAGAAGGTATTAATAATTTTACTAGCGCTTTTGCTCTATCTTTCCCAAATAGAACTTCAGCTGAAGCTCAAACTATTATAGATTTCTTAGAAGCCAGAAAAGGTTTTGAAAAGTTTACTTGGACTCCCCCATACAAAACAGTGGCAATTTCAGTATACTGTGAGAAATGGGATGAGCAGTATGTTGCTCATGGTGCTATAACAGTAACTGCCACATTCGTTAGAGTATTTGAGTGAGTAGCGGGTATAAGGCCATTGTAGAGGCCATATATGGGTTAGAACCCGGAGTTATAATAGAGCTTTTTGAGCTTGATCTTACAACTATACCTAATTGGGTAACCCCTGTTAGCGGTGTTGAAGTATTACGTTTTCATGCAGGTACTGCAAATTATGGCACATACAAAAGTCAAGAAATAATGTGGCAAGGTAAAATCTATTATCCTTACCCTATAGAAGTATCAGGATTTGAATTTAGTGGAAAAGGGGCATTACCTACCCCTTCTTTAAAAGTAGCTAATTTAACTGGAGTACTGACAACACTTATACTAGACCATGAAGATTTAGTATGGGCAAAATTAACTAGAAAAAGAACTTTCGCAAAATACTTAGATTCTGTTTGTTTTGATGCCATTAACTTAACTCCTGTAGAGGGCATTACTAGCTTTTTAGGCTGTATACCTATTTCTAGTGGAATTTGGTACAATAATACTAGCATGGATGTAAATGCTCATTTTCCTGATGATATATTCTACATAGATAGAAAAAAGACAGAAAACAGAGTAATGATAGAATTTGAGTTGTCTACTGCATTTGATGTGCATGGTACTAAGCTACCTCGTAGGCCAATGATTTCTAATACATGTACTTGGAAGTATAAAAGTGGACAAGGTTGCACTTGGGTAGATGATTCTACTAAAAGATATAATATTGATGATATTGCAGTAGTTAATGAAGCAGATGACCACTGTGGTAAAAGAGTTAAGAGTTGTGAACTGCGGTTTGGAGAGAGTAACGAGTTACCTTATGGAGGGTTCCCTGGGTCTAATTTAGGATTTTAAAATGGAAGAAGAGATGAGAAAGCACACTAAGATTGAATATCCTAGTGAGGCATGTGGGTTAGTAGTAGAAGTTAATGGTACTGATAGGTATATTCCTTGTAAGAATATAGCAGACCGTACTAACGAAGAATTTATAATTGATCCTATAGACTATGCGGATGCAGAGGACTTAGGTAAAATTAAAGCAGTATTTCATTCTCATCCAGATTGGACTGAGAAGCCTAGCGAAGGAGATTTAGTAGCTTGTGAGGAAACCAAGATACCTTGGATTATACTCAGTTGGCCAGGTAATAAGTTTTATAGGTTCGCTCCAAAAGGATATAGTGTCGATTTATTAGGTAGACCGTTCTACTACGGTATACTAGATTGTTGCACCTTATGGAGGGATATTTATAAAAGAGAGCTTAATATAGATTTTCAATGTATTGATAAAAGTGGTAGATACCCAGAGTATAACTGGTGGGAAGAGGATAAAGATTATTATATAGAGAACTTCGAATCTCAAGGATTCGTAAAATTAATTGATACGAAGCCTAAGAAGTATGATGTATTTCTTATTAAACTAGCTTCTAGGGTTGCCAATCACGCTGCAGTATATATGGGAGGAGGTATTATTATCCACCATGTACTAGGTAAATTATCTACAAAAGAAATGTATGGTGGATATTGGCAAAAACATACAGTACACCACTTAAGGCATGAATCACTATGTTAACGGATGTTAAACTATACGGAGAACTAA